GGGCAAACCACCGATGGGGGCGCAACAGAGCCACCTGCCGCTGACAATGACGCCGAACAGGAAGGCGAGGCTCTTCCTACCCAAACAGACGGCCTACTGCCCGTTGCAGACACTGAGAACCAAAGCGGGCAACCCACAGAAAGCCCGAACCTGCCGCAGGACAAAACGCCTACAGCCCCCGACGCAAAAAAAAAGTAGCCCTGCAAAAGGAGCAGGAATATCCGCAGATTGATTGGCAGAACCTGGCCGATGCCGACGTGCAGGCGGCCACCATCCTTTACAACGACCGCATCAACACCTGGCGCGAGATGAAACGGCTCGACCAGCTGCTCGACACCGCACCCACGCCGCAGGCCGTGGCAAAGATGGCCGAAACGCGCATACGCAACAACCAGGCATTCGCCGAGCTGCAAGCGTTCAACGACACGGGCCGCTTCCTTAACCGCCATCCGCTTTTGGCCGAACGTTCCGAAGCGGCCCACCTGCTGAAACTATTCAGGCAAGACCCTGCCGAATTCCTGCGACTTCACAAAAACACGCTCGACAACATCAAGCGTTACAAGTCTTACCTTAAGCGTACGGACCGCAAGGACCGCCGAACCGCTGATAGAGCAAATTTGGAGCGGCATAAAGACCGTGAACGTCTATTCAAAATGATTATGGAACAAAACAGCAAATAATGGCATGAAAACAATAGAAGTATTTAACCTCGGCGGTCTTCCAACCGCACCCTTGGATGCGTTTAATGAGCTTCAAGAAGACTTTAAGAAATCAGATTCCGACAAACTCTCAAAGCTACAGATGCTGATAATAACGCGCGGGTTCAAGTATTCGTTCAAAGTATGGAAAGACGAGAATGGTAAACTGTGGATTATCGATGCGCATCAGAGGAAAAAGGCCTTGACCGCCCTGCGTAAGTCTGGTTTTGAAATACCCGATATTCCTTATGAGGAAATACAAGCCGCCGACAGGCGTGAGGCGGTGGAAGAAATAGCCGCCTATAACTCCGAATTTGCACAAAAGAATCCAGACACTATTTTGTTTGAAAAATACAAGATAGGCGGTGATACACTAGAACTGTTCAACCTTGGATACGAAGTGAAAAAGCACGAATTCAAGGTGGATGCAGACAATCTTTTCGGAGAAGAAAAAGAAGTGGCAGAAATTAAGGAAGACGAAGTCCTAGTCGATGCGGACATGGCCGACGACAAGTGCTTCGCCAAGCTAGGCGACCTCTTCATCCTTGGCGAGAACAGATTGCTGTGCGGTGATTGTCGCTCGAAGAAAGATGTGGTAACCCTTATGGGAGGCCGCTGCGCGGACATGATCCTGACCGATCCTCCATATAATGTGTCATACGAAGGGGGTACTGAAGATAAAATGAAGATCGAAAACGACTCGATGGAAAACGACTTGTTCGCACAATTCCTCAAGTCGGTATTCGAGAACATGTATGCAATACTAAAGCCGGGCGGCTCATTCTACGTTTTTCATGCTGATTCGGAAGGTGAGAATTTCCGCAGGGCCATTCGTGAGGCGAACTTTAAGATTGCCCAGTGCTGCATTTGGGTGAAAGATACGTTGGTCATGGGGCGGCAAGACTACCAATGGCAGCATGAGCCCTGCCTGTATGGGTGGAAACTCGGTGCTGCGCACCATTGGAACTCTAACCGGAAGCAGACAACGGTATGGAGATTCGACAAACCACGTGCAAACCGCATCCATCCGACGATGAAACCAGTGGCATTAATGGCTTATCCTATTTGTAACAGCACAAGGAATGGAGAAATTGTTGTCGACTTTTTCTCGGGATCGGGTTCAACGATAATGGCATGTCAACAGACCGACAGAGTCGGTTATGCCATGGAAATTGACCCTAAGTATGTGGCCGCTTCGGTTCTGAGGTTCAAAACGATGTTTCCTCAGTCCACTATACAATTGGAGCGGGATGGGATTCTTTTGAGTTCAGAAGAAACTGCCAACATCATAGGAAATGCAGGATGAAATTTCAAAATCAGGCTACGCCCTGTCGGAAGAGTATGTATCACAGGTACGCACATTCGGGGCGTTAGGCTACACCCCAGAGCGCATCTGTAAACTACTGGGACTAAGGGGAAACAAACGTGTCGAGTTTCTCTTGCGAATGGGAATAAGTGGTGACACCTATTATGAAGCCTATAAGCAAGGCAAAGCACTTGGCGAATATAACATCGATGCTGAGTTGGCCAAGAAGGCGGAGGATGGAGACATCGAGTCCATCAAACTGTTGGAGGCTCGTAAAAATGAGCGTGTTGAGAAAGACTTGCGCAACGAATTGTTTGGAATATGAAGAGCAAAATTGACAGATTGGACGCGATACATCCCGACCTCATATCGGCATTCCTTACAGGCGGGAAAGGCGAAGGAATTCCTGTCGACATACAATTGTTTTTGAAACAACTGCAATGGGCTGCCGAGATATACGAGTATGAGCGAAATATCACCCGAGCTGCGCGAAAACTTCGGATACGTATCAATGCCGAGCAGGGCGAGAGAATAGAAGAGCGTACGTGCATGTCACGGATATATCAGGCGATAAACTATTTCAATGTCGACTGCAATGTGCCTATAAAGGTTTGGGAAAATAATTTCGCTAATAAATACGAGGACTTGGCCAAGATATGTGCCGTCCAGCGTGATTACAAGTCACAAAAGGCCTGCTACGATGCTGCCTTGGAATGTCGCCGGCGTGCATCGGAGGTGGCCGAAGCGGATAGGGGTTTGGGCGTGACCTTCATTCTCTCGCCCGAGATAACGGCCGAGGAGATGGGCTTTGCCAAACGTAGCCTTAAGGAGATTGCTGCCAAACATAATCGCGGATTCTACCTTAATCTTATAGAGAGCTTGCCAGTGGAAAAGGCAGAGAAAAAACGTCTCTTGCGTGATGCCGATATAGAGGATGCCGAAATAATACGGGAGATAGACAATGATTGAACAAAACGATAACCTCTCCGCAGAGTTTGAACTCTATTACATGAACGGCGTGCAAATGTTAGCCAGCATCATCGACCCCAACATGCTGTATGCGGAATGGGGGCGCGCCACGGGCAAGACCGAGGGCGTGATGGGTCCGCGGCTGATACGCGTAGCCAACGACATGCCAGGCGAATTGTCGTTCCTCGTGCATAAGACGTATGTGGCGTTGATGACCAACGTGTGGCCGAACATACAAGCCTACTTCTCACGCCCCGTAATCGTTAACGGCCAACAGCGCGCCATGCTGGAATATGGCGTGGACTATGTTGTTGGCGAGACGCGCCTGCCCTCCCACTTCCGCTTGCCGCGCTATCCGGTTTCCTACGCCAAACACTCGGTCATCTTCCGAAACGGCGCGCATCTCCAACTGGTGAGCAGCGACCAGCCCGAGAGTGTGGCCGGCCGAAACGCCGTGCATGCCTTCATCGAGGAGATGAAGCACAACTCGGGCGAGAAACTCAAGTCGCGCCTGTTCCCGTCACTGCGTGGCGGCTCGGCAGAGATACGCAAGTCGGCCTATTATGAGGGTGTGACTGGCGTGAGCGACACGGCGCGCGTGGACCTGGGCGAGGACGATTGGTTTGAAGACTACGAGCAGGGCATGAACCGCGAGCTGATTGAGGAGATAGCATCCGTGTCGTTGGCCGTGAACAAGTCGATGTACAGGCAGTTCGTGCTTAACCGCGAAATGCGCGAAACGAAGAACCCCGTGGCCATGGAGCGCATAAGGTTGGAACAGCAGCAGCTGGCTGCCTTCCTTGCGCGGTGGCAGCCGCGACTGGCCGACATGCGGCGCAATGCCGTGTACTATATCCGTGCATCGAGCTTCCGCAACAAAGACATCCTGGGGCCGAAGTTCTTCAAGACCCAGCTCGACACGCTCGACATGGACGAGTTTCTCACGGCCATCTGCGGCGTGCGGCATAAGGAGGTGACAAACAAGTTCTTCGCCGCCTACGATAAAGCAAGGCATCAGTTCAAGGATAGCTATGTTTACGACGCCATACTTGGCCACGACCTCAAGGACAAGTTCACCCTCACGGCCCGTTACCTTCGCCATTACGACCGCCGCGAACCGCTGTACGTGGGCTACGACCCCGGCGCGTTCTCGTCGATGATTGTGGGGCAGAAGAAAGACTTTGGCCGACAGCTGGACATCATCAAGGAGTTTTGGGCGTACTACCCCGAGGAGCAAGAGAGCCTGGCGCAACAGTTCTACCAGTTCTTCGCGGCTGATGCACAGAACAAGGTGGTGCACCTTTATCCCGACCGTGCGGGCAACAAGCGGCGCGAAGAACTGGAACAGATAACCACCGACAGCCGCGCGTTGAAGGCTGCGCTCGAGGGTTATGGCTTTTCGGTGATATTGCACAACGAGGGCGCGGCCACCATCTACCATTGGCAGCAGTTCAAGCTGTGCCTGATGCTCTTCGGTGAGCAGCGCAACTTCTTGCCCCGCGTGCGCATCTGCGAGAACGAGTGCAAGAACCTGTGCAGCGCGATATTGATTAGCCCGCTAGTGAAAAAGGGCAACGCGATAGAGCTGGACAAGAGTTCGGAGAAGAAAGAGCCGCTGAAACGGCAGGCCGGACTGACGACGCAGCTGCCCAGTGCCATGATATACTTGCTTTATGGCCTCTATGGCGACATCGCCAAAAGCGATTTAAGCACATTCCCAACCGATTTACCAGATAACACCGCCATTTGATGGCGAACCATGTGAAGCGTTAAGCCAAAGTTATACTTGCGAAAGGGTATAAACGGCGGCTTAACGCTTTTTCTGTATAGTAAAGGGGTTAATTGTGGGCGAATAAGCATGCGCGGAGCAAGCAATAGTTTTGCTAAGCAGGGCAATATCGGGCCTCTTTTACATGGCTGCAAAACTTAACACGTTGTGTTCCAAGCATGTTGCACCGCACAAAATGAAAATCCGAAACGGCAAACGCGGGAAAACACCACGCACCGCTGAGTTTGCCTTTTTCGGTGCATCCCCTTAAAAAATCGGAAATCTGAGGGGGAGGGGTGGGGCTAGTCCTTTGCGCACGCGCGATCGTACGTTACTTTTGCAGCATGGACACAAGTTTCGAGATGCGCGGCATCGATGCACTGCAATGGGCAAGGGAGATTAGCAAGCTGCCCGAGGGGCACTTCACGCTGTGCTTCTTCCCATACAGTCGCAGCCGCGGCGAAGCGGGGGCGAGGCTGGTGGTGAAGGAGCGGTGCAAGTGGCGTACGCAACTGCCCGACGAACGCTTTGCCGCGGCCGCCGAAAACTACCTGCTCTTCACCGATGCCGATGGTAACCCCAAGATGTGCTACTGCATACTGGTGCGCTACATGGCCTTTCCCAACGACGGATATAAACTTCACAAGACAAATTGGTTATGACAGAAGACTTCGAGCTTTACGGCAATGCCGGACTCTACGTGGCCGACGGCAACACGTTCTCCTTCCAAGTGGGCGAAGGCGAGCAGCTGTTCGCCCCCGCTGCCATCGGCACACCCGACGGGGCGGAGATGCCCTACAACGAC